CTCACTCACTCACTCACTCACTCACTCACTCACTCACTCACTCACTCACTCACTCACTCTCGCGGCCCTTTCCGTTCCGCAACACAAGGGATAATGCACGTCTGATGCCAGCGAACGAAAGCAAGGCAAAGAATCGTGCAAGTTGTTGCTATGTAAAGAGTTACGCCATGCCAGAAAAAGAAACCATGCAAACCGTTGGTATATATACTGTTAATGTAAATATATGGTATATAAAGAGTTCCAACTTATCCGCAAACCGTATGCCAGTCTGAAAATCCTACACCATAAAGGGCCAAAAATCGTACAAAGTGTTGATATATAACAAGTTGCAAGCGAGTCTGAAAATCCTACACCACTGTAGGAAATAACCACAGGAATGAAAGTTGCAGTATGAAGCTAAAGTATTGACATATAACGAGTTACTGTAAAGTGTTAGTGTATATAGGGTTACAACTGATTCTGTGAAATCAATGTAAAGTGTTATGGCTAAAAGACTTATGTAACTTGTTATACTGTAACAACTTATATGAACGTGCAAGGTGTGCAAAACGTGCAAAATGAAAGTGTCATAATGACATGGTTTGCTAATCATGTCATAATGACATGATATACTAAATCAAGTCAAAATGACATGATACACTAAATCAAGTCAAAATGACATGGTTTGCTAAATCAAGTCATAATGACATGGTTTGATAATCATGTCATAATGACAGTGTCAAAGTGGGAGGGTCAAAATGACAGTGTCAAACCGACATGGTAACAAAGTTACCGGTGCACCCCACTTTGTGTCAAACAGTTAAAATTTATGGACGAGGGCCTCTGGACGAGGGCCTCTGGACGCGGGCCTCTGGACGCGTGACGCGTATAACCGGGAGGGTGGGTCAAAGTGCTGCTGATTACAGAAATCAGTTGAAACTTAATCACGAAACGCTGACAAAAAATATTTTTATTTTTGACTTGAAAAACGCGGAGCGTTCCCGTAATATATGGTAGGGACTGGTAACGGCGGATGCCAGCGCCGCGTGATTAAATAATCGGGCCGGAGGCCGGAGTATGGATAATATCAAGAGCGTAGAGGCTGATTCTCCAAATCGGTGTCAAGCGGTGACCGCGAAGGGCCAGTGCATGGGTGCAGCAGCGGAGCACAGCAAGTTCTGCATGATGCACGGCGGTAACAAGGCCGGAGAAGCGGTTGTGAAGCAGGGGTTGCGGAACTACCATTTAACACGGTTTAACGCACGCCTCCAACAACTCGGGGACAGTGGCGAAATAAAGTCGTTACGCGACGAGATCGCGATTCTGCGAATGATTATGGAGGAGCGGCTGAACCAGTGTCGGGACAGCATGGACCTGATTTATCAAAGTGGTCCCATCAGTGACTTAGTGTTGAAGATCGAAAAAGTGGTAACAAGCTGCCACAAGCTGGAGCTAAGTGCTGGGTCGTTGTTGGACAAACAAGCTATTATGCAATTTGGTTCCGAAATGATTGCTCTAATCAGTAGCAATATAAAAGATGAAGTGGTTCTAGCTCAAATAAGCGAGGCCATATATGCAACAATCGCACGTACGATCTCACCAAACGAAGAAGACGCTATTGAGGGATCTCAAGAAGCATCTAGCGGGCGGGCTACAACGTAAAAGCATTAACGTGTGTAGCCGGTGGGCAATGAGTTACCGCGTGATGGGACCGCCGTATCCGGGTCCGTGGAATTTCGTTCACCATCCCTGGCTACAACAGCCGCACGACGACGACACGGAATGCATTGTGGTGCAAAAAGCTGCACAGATGGGGTTCACGGAGTGGGCGTTGAACAGAGCGTTTTTTCATATTGACATCCTAAATCATAACGTGATGTATATCCTACCAGCAACGACGCCGGACGCAAGTGACTTCAGCAGCAGTCGGTTTGATCCAGCACTGGAGTTGTCACCACATCTAAATTCATTATTCGTAGATGTCAAAAACGTAGGTCACAAGCGTAGTGGTTCCGCGAATCTGTTTATACGTGGTTCGCGAAGCGAGTCGCAGCTTCGCAGCATCCCGGCGTCACTGCTCATTTTTGATGAAGTCGATGTGATGGTGCTTAAAAACATCGCGCTGGCCTTTGAACGTGTAAGCGGGCAGCTCGAAAAGCAGAAGATGTTGTTAAGCACCCCAACAATCGATAACTATGGAATCAACAACTACTTCAGAAACAGCAGCCAAGACCATTACATGTTCATGTGCCCGTGTTGCGGTAAGCTAACAGAACTCACCTTTCCAGAGTGTTTAAACATTGTTGGTGAGGACGATACGGACCCACGTATCCGGGAAACAACAATCAAGTGCCGTGAGTGTAGCGGCATGTTGCCCCATGAAAGCAAACACGAGTGGTTGGCTGGTGGAACTTGGGTACCAACATACACGAACAAAATGGACAAAGGTTACCACGTTAATCAACTTTACAGTTCAACGGTTAAACCGTACGAGTTAGCAATCAGTTACATCAAAAGCCAACGGGACCCCAGCGATGAACAAGAGTTCTATAATAGCAAACTGGGTGTGCCTCACATCGTTAGCGGCTCACGTGTAACGGACACGATGATCACCGAGTGCACTGGGCAGCACAAAAGCTTCACGGACATGAAGGCCGGGAGCTTTATCACAATGGGGGTGGATGTTGGTGGTTGGTTGCACTATGAAATCGATCAGTGGTTCGTGAACCGAAGCGGTAGCGATATACACACATCAACAACGTGCCGCGTGATTAAAGAAGGAAAGGTTCAACACTTTGAACAACTTGATGAACTGATGTTGATGTACAAAGTGTTGTTCACGGTGATCGATGCGAACCCGGAACGCCGCAAGGCACTTGAATTCGCACAACGGTTCTATGGTCGCGTACGAATGTGTTTCTATGGTAACGCGGTCAACGGAAAAGAAATACACCTACACGACGAAGATCAACACACAATGACGGTGGATCGAACGTCGTGGTTGGACTTGTCATTGGGACGTTTCAAACTGCGTTCAATCCTGCTACCTGTGGATACGAGCATTGAGTACAAGGATCACATAAAGAGCCCAGTAAGAATCTACAAAAAAGATGCAACAGGCAACCAAGTAGGAGTTTACGTGACGGGCTCCGTTGAGGACCATTTCGCTCATGCTCGGAACTACAGTGAAATGGCGCTGGAACTAGCCGGTTCACTTGGTGGGCATCAGCCGGTTGGTGGAGTAGTTTAATGAGACTACTTTTCATTGCTGATGAAGAGCACTTGAGTGCTGCAATACACATTGCGCAGCAACTAATTGGAGAAGATCCAGGTAACTCTATAACAATTACCGACGAAGAAGGTTCGGGTGCGTTAATTGACAGTGATGGTTACAACTACGTTGTAAAGAACCCGACTCTTGAAACAGTGATGAGCCTAATCAAACGGGGATTCAAATGCTAAACGCCAATAGCTCTACGCATCCACTGTACGAAGCACTTAGCTTTTATTGGGAAAAGTACCGCCTTACATACGAAGGCGGGCAGGACTTCATTGCGCGGTACTTGCAGAAGTTTAGTGTACGTGAAAGTGATGCGGATTTTGAACAGCGCAAGCTGGTTACGTACTGCCCTGCGCACGCGAAAGCAGCAATTAACGACATCAAAAATGCGCTGTTTCAGCGTGCCGTAGACATCAAGCGCACGGGTGGCCCAGTAAACTTCTTGTATGCGTGTGATGGTACAGACGCAAGTGGCGTGGACAAACAAGGCAACACAATGAACAGCTTCATTGGGCGGTTGGTGTTGCCGGAACTGCTTACGATGGCAAAGACCGGTGTGTGGGTGGACAAACCCGCAGCAACGCCGCTGACACGTGCAGATCAATCCGGCATACGCCCATACATTTATCAGTACCGCACCGAGGACATCCGCAACTGGAGTTTTGATCAGAATAATCGGTTAATGGCGTTGGTGCTGCGTGATCACATCTACACAAAAGATCAGTACGGGCTGCCGACACTAGAAGTCGAACGGTTCCGTTTTGCTTGGATTGATGCTAAGGGTGTTCAAGTAATGTTCTTTGATACAAATGGTGCACCGACCAACAAAGAAGGAACCGCTGAGGAAATAGTTTACACATTGAATCTTCCCGAGATACCTTTTGCGTTTTTTGAAATCAACACATCGTTGTTGACAGATGTAGCGGACTATCAAGTTGCGATGTTGAACCTTGCGAGTAGCGACATCGGCTACATCTTAAAAGCGAATTATCCGTTTTACACGGAACAGTATAGTCCGAACATGGAGTTGCAACATCTGATGCGTGGTGGACAAACACTTGAACAGAAGCCAGATGGCACCGCTGCAGAAGCAGCACAAGCAAAAACACCAGAAGCACGCGTTGGTACAAGCCAAGGTCGCCGTTACCCGGTTGGAACGGATAGGCCTGGATTTATTAATCCATCATCAGAGCCACTAAAAGTTTCGATGGAGAAGCAATCACAACTTGAACAAGAGATCCGGCGATTAATTAATCTTAATGTGTCAAACATCAGCCCAACACGCAGCAGTGCAGAGTCAAAGGCGTTTGATGAACGCGGATTGGAGAGTGGGCTGAGCTATATTGCGCTGGAGTTAGAATACGGTGAACGCAAAATTGCACAAATCTGGGCTGAATATGAACACAGTGAAGAAGTTACGCGTGTAAAGTACCCGGAGCGTTATAGCATTAAGACAGACGAGGAACGCAACAAAGAGGCAGATGGATTAGAGAAATCAATTACAACTTCACCGTCGCTAGAGTACAAAAAGGCAACATATAAAGAAGCTGTTATGGTACGAATCGGTCACAGAATAGCAGCAGATGTGCTCGAAAAGATATTAAATGAAATCGATGCAGCATCTGAAATTGTACTGAATCAAGATGCGTTGTATCTGGATCTTGAAAACGGATTGGTGAGCACGGCAACAGCTTCACAGATCCGTGGCTACCCGAAGGGTGAAGCAGCGGCAGCAGCCGTGGACCATGAACAGCGTCTGATGAGAATCGCAATTGCACAATCAAAAGGCGCAGCAGCCGAAAACCCTGCCGCACGTGGCGTAGATGATGAAGCAGATGATCCAAAAGGGGGTGTAGCTGAAAAGAAAGAAGCGAATGACAACACCAAAAAGGATCGCGTAATTGCAGACAACACTCGTGGTAAAGGGAGGAAATCAGAATGACCCAATACGCCACGATAAATGAAGCAACAGCGTACTTTGATGATCGGTTAAATAGTCAAGTGTGGTACAATGCTGAACCAAATGATCAAAACAAAGCACTTAAAACAGCAACGCGATACATTGATCGGTTGAACTTCGTGGGTGAAATGACAGATCCGTTGCAGGTAAATCAGTTTCCACGCGGCGGGGACACTGTGGTGCCACAAGACATTAAAGATGCTTGTTGTGAACTTGCGTACGTACTTCTTGATGGTGTGGACATCGAAAATGAACGAGGAAACCTGGACATGGTGAGCCAGGGTTACGGAAATGTTCGGTCTACCTATTCACGCGAACAGAAGCCGGCACATGTTTTGGCAGGGATACCAAGCATTGTGGCTTGGAATTTATTACTGCCATATCTGCCGGACTCACGAGTAATCGCAGTGACTAGGGTTTAGGGAGATGGTTATGTATAAGCTGAATATGTTGTTAGGAACACCTTGGTATACAGTTACCGAGGGAGAAGAGGATGCGAAGCTCGCAGCAGAAAAAGCAGCAGCAGATGCAGCAGCAGCAGAAGAGGCAAAAAAGAAGGAAGCAGAAAAGACAGGTGTCAAACTTTTCACGCAGGACGAAGTGAACAAGATCATGGCAGAGAACAAGCGGGCGCTACAAACAAAGAATGAGGCACTAATCAAGGAACTTGAAGCAGTAAAGAAAGGTGGTAATCTAACAGCAGAACAAAAGGCGCAGCTTGAGGGGAGGATTGAGACCCTTCAGAATGAGCTTTTGAGCAAAGAAGAGCTTAGCAAGAAGGAAGCAGATAAGCTCCGTAAGGAAAGCACAAAGACAATTGAAGCAGCACAAAAGGAGAGAGATGATTGGAGGAATCGCTACACGACAGCTACGATACAGCGTACAATCACTGATGCCGCAGTAGAAAACAAAGCAATCAATCCGCGGCAAATCGTGGCTATATTACAACAGAAGGCGAACCTCGCGCCTGTGACTGATGCTGAGGGTAATGCTACAGGAGAGTTGGTTCCAAAGGTAAAGTTCGAGACAAGCGACAAAGATGGTAAGCCAGTAGTAATCGATATCACAATTCCCGAAGCCGTGAAACAAATGAAAGATATGGATGAATACCTGAATCTATTTCAGGGCGAAGGTACTGGTGGTCTTGGTGCCAGTTCTAAGTCAACTGGCAAGGTTGCGGACGTGCGGACGCTTGCAAAAGATCCGCAAAAGTACCGCGAAGCCCGTAAAGCAGGTAAAATACTCTAGGAGAAACTCGTGAATAAGCTACTCGCAAAGGTGTGGAACGCGGTGTACGAGAATGATCTGGATGCATACATTCCAGAGCTGTGGGCTCAAGAAGGTCTCATGATTCTTGAGAACAACATGATTGCTGCCAACCTCGTGTATCGTGATTTCGAGAATGTGGTCAGCAACTATGGCGACGTCGTGAACACCCGTCGTCCACAGAACTTCAGCGGCAAGCGTAAGACCGACAGCGACACGGTCACCATTCAGGATGCGAACGCCACCAATGTGCCAGTGCCTCTCAACCAGCACGTTCACGTGTCATTCCTCATCAAGGATGGCCAGCAGTCCAAGGGTTTCAAGAATCTCGTTGCTGAGTTTTTGAAGCCTGCCGTTCTGGCGATGGCGGAAATCATCGATCAGATCGTGCTTGTTCAGGCATATCGTTTCCGCGGCACCAACGTCGGTAAGCTCGGCACAGCGGTTGATAAGACCACAGTCATCGCTGCTCGTGAAGCCCTGAACGTCAACAAGGTTCCGATGAGCGGCCGCAACATGATTGTGACACCCGGCGCAGAAGGTGATCTGCTCAACATCGCTGACTTCGTCAACGCTGAGAAGGTCGGTGATGATGGCACAGCGCTTCGCGAAGGGTCCGTCGGACGCAAGTTCGGCATGGACTTCTTCATGTGTCAGCAGACTCCACAGGTCGCGGCCGGCAGCACCACAGTAGCAACCGCACTCACAGCGAATTGTGCTGCTGGTACCACGGTTCTCCCGATTACTGCGTTCGGTCCCGGTGCGTACACCGTTGGTCAGTACCTCACGGTTGCTGGTGACATGACTCCTCAGCGCGTGACCGTTGTCAATGATGGTGCGGAAACTCTCACTGTCACACCCGGTCTGAAGTACGCTGCACTGCTCGGCGCAGTGGTCACCACTTACACCCCTGGCACAGTGAACTTTGGGGCAGGGTACGCTGCTGGTTGGATCAAGCCCGTGGTTACTGGCACCTTCACAGTCGCCCCCAAGAAGGGTCAGTTAATCAGCTTCGCCGGTGCAGCCGCAGAATACGGTGCAGTGAACACTCCCACCACAACGTCGTTGGAACTGGATGTGCCGACCACCGCCGCGCTTGCTAACGGCGATCTGGTCAACGTTGGTCCCGCTGGTAGCTACAACTTCGGGTTCCACCGCAATGCGCTCGCGCTCGTCGTGCGTCCGCTCGCAATGCCAGAAGCAGGCACCGGTGCTCGCGCGTTCGTCGCGAACTACAACGGCCTGTCTCTGCGTGTTGTGATCACCTACAATGGTGAGAAGCAGGGTCATCTGGTGACAGTGGATCTTCTCGCTGGCACCGCCGTGCTTGACACCAACCTCGGTATGGTCATGTACAGCTAGTGAATCCTATCCTCTGGAGGGCTTTCGCCCTCCAGAGGATTCTCTGATGGAGAAATCATGACTACTGAACAACTAATAGCCATGATAGGGATTCCAGTAATCGGTGCGATGGCTACTGCAATCACCGTGCTGTACCGACAGCTTATGGCAAATCAACGTAGGCTTGAGGGGATTCTTCGGGAAACTGTTCAATGTTTTGCCACAGTAGCGGAACTACAACGAGCAACTAATGCGTTGCTTGTAGAGGTAAAAGACACCATGCTACTGTGTCAGAACCAAGAGGGCTAACCATGAGCCCCACAGCCACACAAGATTACATCAGTGATTCAAGACGTATTCGTCAATCATTAAGAGTTGGTGAGATACTAGTTGTGGATGATGATCTATCGGTGTTGGACTTCATGGGTAATTTATGCCGAACACTGGGTGAGAAGTGTGTAAAATTTAAAACTATTGAGAACGCAAAG